ATCTGCATAGACGTAGACAGCTATAAAACACAGGATGGAGAACTGCGCAGATGGGCACTTTATAATCTACCCTCAACGGTGGTGCACGGTACCCGGTCAGGGGGTTACCACTACATTTATAAACACCCCGGCGATGTTGGTAGATTGCCGGCCACACTGCGCGAAGGTGTTGACTTAAAAAGCAACGGCAATGGCTATATCTGCTGGCCCCCGACTGAAGGCTATGAGGTAGAAATATCTGGCCGGGTAGCGCCTTTTCCGATGCATGTAGTTGAACAGGCGCTGATAGAGAAAGGCGGCAGCGGTAAAATCGGTCTGAGTGATGGCAGCTTCAACGCCATGACTGATGGTGAGCTGATCGATTTAATCCTTAGCGGCGAAGATTTCTATGGGGCGCTGCGTACATTATCTTGGCGCATGGCGGGGCGTGGTATGTCGGCAGACGACGTTACCAGCACCTTAAATAATATTATGCAGAAAAGTGTAGCAGAGGATTTAAATCATCAGCGTCACGATGACTGGGCGGAGCGATACCTAAAAATAGGTGATCTGGCACTGAGCGCGGTAGAGAAAAATAAATCACCAGAGTTCACTGAGGAAGAGGCGGCGCTGGTGATGGATGGCAAGCCATTCATGGAGAACCAGCCCGCCCGCCCTATAGGACCGCAGCGCGAAACGACGATCTCGGACATAGAGAAGCGCGTTGCGGACTTGCCGGTAAACCCTTTATCAGAGTTCCTGCATATCGATATTGGGAAGCTCCGCAAGAAGCGCCTGAAGCCGATAGAATGGCTTATACCGCAGATACTACCGGCGGGCGGCATCGTGAGCTTAGGAGGATCAAGCAACGTCGGGAAAACAAGATGGCTCGCCGCGCTAGTAACCGCACTAAGCGCCGGCAGGCTAGAAACCCTCGGTTTGCCCGGTGACGCATCTGCCGCCACGCTGTGGGTAGCGAACGAAGAGCGGGCAGAAGATATTGAACGCCGCGTCAAGGCGGTGGTCCTACAGAATGACTTCAAGCAAGGCCGGCCGATCGTCGTCAGGGGCAAGGACACCGGTATGCTGCGCCTAGTGGCCCTCAATGAGACGGGGCAGCCAGAGATTGATGAAGAGGCAGTTGCCCATCTGGTGGCCGAAATAAAGGCACTGGGGGTGCAGCTGGTGATCTTTGATCCCTACATCACGCTGGCGGATGGCGCAGACGAGAATAACGCAGCCAGTGCTGCGTTGTTGACCAAGGTATTTATTATCATATCAATGATGACTGGCGCATGCGTCCTACACGCCCACCACACGCCCAAGGACAGGGCTAAGGATGTGGATTGGTACAGGGGCGATGCCGGCGCATGGCGCGGCTCTGGCGCCATCTACAGCGGCTTAGATGTTGGTCTAACCCTGGCCCCCTGGATGCCCCAGGGACCAAAGCGCAAGATCTGGAAGCAGCAGGCCCTAGCGCTAAACCTGTCTCGCTGGATCGTCCTGGACACCGGCAAGCTCAGAGAAGGCCGGCCCATCCCACCCGTCGTGTATGAGATGGTGGGGCAGGAAATGGACGAGGGTGAGGGGGATGAAATTGGAGTATGCCGGCTCGCAGACGCGGCGCAGGCCGAGAACTCGTTACTTGATGGTGCCATAGACACCATACACGCCACAGAGCTGGCACACCTGCTCTATAACACCTTAGGCACTGGTGTACACAGGTCACCCCACAAGCAGCTGCGCGGTCACGCCTTGTGGCCGGCGGTCGGTGCCCGGATGCAGGATAGGGACCACCAAAAGCTGCTAGAAATGTTCGGAGACAAGCCAGTTCGGGCAGGTGATTTTGAGGTTGTTTATCGGATGGCAGGCACTGGTAAATCGACCCAATATACGTGGGAAATTTATGATCCAAACCCTGCTCAAACGCTCTGAGCACGGTTTTTGGAAAAGTGAGGTAACTACATGAAAACATTGAGCTATTCAGGTTGGTGCTCAGGCCGTTTGAGCAGTGAGCACGAGGCCAGATCTGTTAACGATTTCAAGCACTTACGGAGCTGCTCACTGCTCACCCCCCCTACGGGGGGGCAGGCCCTTGCGGAACCTCCCCCCGTGGGGTGGTCTATTTTTGGAGTTGAATTCAGATGAAAGAGAGAGAGGCCGGCATGATAGTTTTAGGGGTCGATCCGGGACAGACCGGCGGTATGGCGCTTATAGATGTGACGAGTGGCGCACTGGTAGGGTGGAGCCGCATGCTTTTAAAAAACGTTGGTATAAGTAAGGTGCGGAATGTAGTGGACGCCCGCAGGACATTGGTGTGGCTTATGGCATCTCGCATTGATGCCTGTGTGATGGAGTATGTCCACGCAATGCCTCGCCAGGGGGTTACCAGTGCGTTTACTTTCGGGCGTACTACTGGCGCTATTGAGGCACTGGTTGATACGCAGGTGCGACATATGCGGTGGGTGCCTCCTACTGTGTGGAAGCGGCATTTCGGGTTAACGGCGGATAAGGGTGACAGTTTAGATATGGCTAGAGACCTTTGGCCGGGCACTGTTGATTGGGCTGTCAGGCGCAATGATGGGATCGCAGAGGCTGCGCTGATGGCGCAGTGGTGGATTGACACGCACTTCAATCCCTCTTAAATCAGAACTATCAAAAACAGATTGAGATTGATATGGGCGCACCAAAAGGCCGTCCCAAGCCAGCGGGCTCCGGTAGACAGCCGGGGCAACAGAACAAAACTACACAGCTTCTGAAGGATGCTGTGCTGAAGGCGGCTGGCATCTCAGGCACTGATCTCAGCAAGAACAAGAAGTACACTGGTCTGGAGCGATACCTCGTCTGGCTGTCGAAGCAGCATCCAGTGGCATTCACCGGGTTGCTTAGCAAAGTCCTGCCGATGCAGATCGGTGGCACCAGTGACGAGGGTGACGGCATCAATATCCAAATTGTCTTCTCTGACAACGCACCACGCAAGCCTATGAAGACCATCGGCGAAGGGAAAGTTATTGGCTGAGTTTGTCGTACCCAAAGTCTTCCAGCCCTTGTGGGAGCCAGCCCGATACAAGGGCGCACACGGCGGCAGGGGCAGTGGCAAGAGCTTTAACTTTGCCACCATGGCTGTTGTTCGCTCTGCCCAGGAGCCGGGCCTACGCGGAGCCTGTGTGCGTGAGGTACAGAAGTCGTTGAAGGAAAGCAGTCAGCGCCTGATTGGCGACACCATCACTCGCCTTGGGCTAAACCAGCGGTTTGATGTACTGTCGTCTGAGATACGCACACCGGGTAATGGTAGTATCATCTTCCAAGGTATGCAGGACCATACCGCACAATCAATCCTAAGTTTTGAGGGGCTGGACTGGGTCTGGATAGAGCAAGCCGAAAGCCTCAGTGCCTTTTCGCTGGAGCTGCTGCGGCCTACCATCCGCAAACCCGGCAGTGAGATCTGGGCGAGCTGGAACCCAAACAACGCGGCCGACGCCATAGAGATGCTACGTGGGCTGGACGCGCCTCGTGATAGTGTGATTGTCGAGGCTAACTACCAGGACAACCCTTTTTTCACTGCTGAGCTGGAGCTGGAGCGGCAGCACGACGAGATACACAACCGGGATCGATACAATCACACTTGGGAAGGCGGATACGAGCCGCAGGCCATCGGTGCCATCTGGCACCGGCAGACACTACACGCCGGCCGGGTATCCAAGATGCCCTGCGCCAGGGAGCGTACACTAATTGGAGTTGACCCGGCAGTAACCGACAACGATGCCAGTAACGAGCATGGCATCGTTGCGGGCTGCAAGGGCGAGGACGGCCAGGGTTACATCCTGGAGGATGCCAGCACCCACGGCACGCCCCATCAGTGGGCTACGCGCGCCGTTGCGCTGTACGATAAGTGGGACGCTGACGCTGTGGTGATTGAAATCAACCAGGGCGGCGATATGTGTAAACACACCCTGCAGACAATCCGCAAGGGCCTGCCTGTCATCGAAGTACGCGCCACACGCGGCAAGCATGTCAGGGCTGAACCGATCAGTGCGTTATACACCACCGGCCTAATACACCATGTTGGCACCTTCCCAGAGATGGAAGACCAGCTGTGCAAGTTTACAGCGCATGGCTGGGACGGTGACGCCGACAAGAGCCCCGATCGGGCAGAGGCCGGCATCTGGCTTTTAACGGAACTGTATGATGAGTTGATCCGGGATCAGGGGCGTGATAAGTCAAAAGATGACGACGACGAGGCTAAATATTTCAAGGGCACGGTGGGGCCGGGCGCAGGGGCATGGATGGCATGATAGAATTTAACGGGCCGACACAGGAAGAGATCGACGCCGAGGAGTTGCGCGATGATTACCCACCACACGACGGCGAAAGTTTCCAGTACAGCATAGGCGAGGGTGAAGTGGTTAAGATTGCCGTGGTAGATAGCGCCCAGGAGCTACAGGGTATGCTGGAGACGCTGGATGCGCTGGACGAGGCTAGTGCCGAGGCGCACCGCGCTACCATGGCGCGGTACTACGTCCATAAGCTGCGGGTCCATCAGTACCAGATGATGATGCAGAACGGTATGCCGCTGGCGGAGGCCCGCGTGTCATACCAGCGGGCGATGGTCGACTATGACAGCCTGATGAGGCTGGCCGGTGACGGTGCTATGAGCGAGGCCAGTGTGGCGGATATGCACAAAGGATTTCCCCTACACCCAGACGACCCGACGGAAGAGCCCCCGACTGACTAGCTTGACATTTTTCACAGTTTTGAATATGCCGACAGCTAATCCTTGCAAGGGACTTAGAGTATGGCAGATGATCGGGGCGGCAAAGATACTGTCGTTACAGAGGCATTAGAGCGGTTTGAGCAGTCCGAAGAGGGCTCAGCCGACAACCGGAAGCAATACTACGAAGACACAAAATTTGCCCGTATGGCAGATCAATGGCCCGACGCGATTAAAAAACAGCGTGAGCAAGAAGCGCGGCCAGTCCTGACAATCAACAAAATGCCTTCATTCATCCGCGCCGTGGTGAACGAGAGCCGGCAGAATAAACCAGCTATCAAAGTTGCACCGGTTGACGGCGGCGCAGACGAAGAGCACGCCCAGGTCATCGGCGGGCTTGTACGGTCTGTAGAGCGCGCTAGCCAAGCCGAAGTTGCATACGACACTGCCATAGACCATGCCGTTACTGGCGGGTTTGGGTTTTTCCGCTTTGAGATTGATTACGCCCATGAGCTGAGCTTCGATATGGAGGCTTATATACGGCGTATACCTAACGCACTGATGGTGCACTGGGATACCAACAGCGTTGCCCATGACAGCTCAGACTGGGAGTACGCCTTCGTATCTCAGATGCACCAGGAGAAGGATTTCAAACGCAAGTGGCCGGGTGCCCAGGTTGTTAGCTTTGAGGGTGACGATCGCGACACTGCAACATCAGAGCAGTGGGTGACAGAAGATATGGTCCGGGTCTCTGAGTACTTCCTGCGGTCTGAGGAGGAATACACCCTGGTTCAGCTCGCTATGCGTAACCCAGAGACAGGCGAGGAAACGCTGCAAGCGGTGCGTGAGGAAGATCTATTTCCCATGGCTGAGCAATTCTTTCAGGCCGGAGAGCACGATTTAGACGGTTTAGTTAAGGGCGATAAGGATAAACTTATTGTTGCGTGGATGGCGGCATCAGGTACTGAGCACAGACAGGAGCGGCTAGCCAAACGCTTCAAAGTTACCCGCCGATTGATATCTGGTGTTGAAGAGCTGAGCAGTGATGATTGGCCGGGCAGCTATATTCCAATATGCCCTGTGTGGGGGGATGAGATATTCATCGACGGGAAGCGGCACTTCCGTTCAATGATTAGCGACGCGAAGAGCCCCCAACAGATGTTTAATTTCTGGCGGTCTGCCAGCACTGAGCTGGTGGCCTTAGCGCCAAAGACCCCCTGGGTAGGCCCGAAGGGCTTCGTGCCGAAAGGGGATGAGAATAAATGGGAGACAGCCAACACGCGCGCCCATCCATATCTGGAGTATGAAAAAAGTAGTGGTGAGCCACCGCGCCGGCAGGAGTTCGCAGGGGTGCCTGCGGGCGTGCTGAACGAGGCCGCCGGCAACATTGACGACATGAAATCTATCATGGGCATATTTGACAGCTCTTTAGGTGCTCAATCCAATGAAGTTAGCGGTAAGGCCATCATGGCGCGGGAACGCCAGGGTAATGTCAGTAACTTTCATTTCATCGACAATCTAAACCGCGCCATACGGTGGGGCGGGCAGATCCTGGTAGACATCATCCCCGCCGTTTACTCAGTGCGGCAGAGTATCCGCATACTGGGTGAAGACCAGAAAATCAATGTGGTCAACCTGACCCAGGACATCGGCGGTATTGCCGAGACAGTGGCCGGCGGTAAAGATAAACGGCTCTATAACCTGTCGATCGGAAAATACGATGTTGAGGTTAAGACCGGCCCCAGCTACGCGACCGCACGAGAGGAGACCCGTGAAACCCTCATTGAAATCATGCGGCAGGTACCCCAGGCCGCACCATTTATTAGCGACGTGCTTCTGGATCACATGGACTTTGTCGGGGCCGACAAAGTGGCTGAGCGGCTTAAGTCGATGCTTCCGCCGGAGATCCGGCAGCTAGAGGACGCGGCTGATCAATCAGACGATCCTGAGAAGGCGATGTTGCAGCAGAAGATCCAAGGCATGGGTCAAGAGATGCAGCAGATGCAGGATAACGTCATGAAAGAAATCGATAAGTTAAAGGCCGAAAACGAGGCGCTCAAATCAGCGGCCGGTGCTGACGCCATGCGCGCTAAGACAGAGGAAAGTAAGGCGCGCGGCGCATATGAAAACCAGAAGCGTCAGCTGGATCAGGCAGATACGAAACTTGCCCAGGATGAACGCCGGCTGGTTATGGAAGAGGATGCCTACGCCGCCCAGGGGGTAGCGCCCCCGACGCCCCCCGCGCCCACCGCAGAAGAGACGTGGGATTATGAACAGGAGATGGCGGAAGATCAGCGCGCCTGGGATGCAGAGCAGCGGGCGCTGGATCGCACTGCGGATATTGCCAAGGCTATTATCGGTAAAGCCGATATCGGTGCAGACGACGCGGACGACGCTACTGCAGAGGCGCTTAGTACTGCTGCTGATATGGTCGCTTCACCCGCACGGGCGCGCCGGGTGTCGTATGAAGATCAGGCGAGTACTACGTTAGCGGAGATAATCAAGGCGGTGAGCGCGCCGCGTGAATTAATCCGGGACGAGCACGGCAACGCTGTAGGATCGCGTGCTGTCGTGGATGGCGACGCGGAATGACCCGCGCCTAACTAACACTGGTTATTAAAGGATTACCAAATGGCGACATATGTAAAAATTCCCGACTGGATGGAGTACGTGCACGAGGGGGCTGTTAATTTAGCGTCGGATACGTTTCAAGTGGCCCTGTCCAATACAGCGCCGGCATCGGAGACACCAAACCCACTGACATCTGGCAACGGTATATTGGTAAACGTGACCCAGATTGCATACACCAACCTGTCAACGCAGGTTATGACCCTGGCAAGCTCGGCAGAGGCCGGCGGGGTCTACACGCTGGATCTGAATGATTTGGTTCTCACGGCATCAGGCGCTGTCGCTACCTTTCGGTATGTCTACATCTTCGATCAGACGGCAGTCGGCGATCCGCTGATAGCTCATTTTGACCACGGCAGTGCCGTGACGATGGCTAACGGGGATACCTACACAATCACGCTTAACGCCAGCGGGCTCTATACGGTAACGTAAGCCTGATTTGGGGGCTAGATGCCTATTGCTCTCTACTACAGCATCGCTACAGGGCGACTGCGTCATATTGTGCGTGATCCTAATAAGACCCAGGCACAGCTTGAGGCTAACCATATAGCGCGAGCCGGGGAGGCCGTCATCGGCTTCCCTGGTGATGACATCCCACACATTGACGCCGCCCAGGCCGCAGTGAATGCCGAGACTGGAACGTCCCCTGTCGACGATCGCTATGTTCAAGTCGTTAACGACCATATAACAGGCATCATTTACGCTGATGAAGTCATCGACACAATCCCATCCGGCTGGTTTAAAAACCAAGATGCCCGGATGGGGTATAGGAAACTGTCTGACAATAGTTTCGTCAGGTCATCAGCCGAGCTGGACAGGCTCATAATTGACTGGCAGCGACAGATCGACATTCTGCCTACTATCACCGACCCGCCGTTGACACCGGCAGAGATAGACCAGCGACAGGCGGCATTAGATCAGGAAATAGCAGCAGCGCTCGCTGAGAAGGCACGCACCTGATGGTCGATATTGTCCTCACATCAGGGACCACATGGGCCACGCCCGGTGATTGGGACGATGCTGCTAATTCCGTTCACTGTATTGGTGCGGGTGGCGGCGGAGCCGGTGGCGGCGGTGATAGCGGCGATGACATGGCCGGTGGCGGTGGCGGTTCGGGTGGCGGTGGTGAATATCGGAGTTCGGCTAACCAGACCGCAGCAGGCACGATTAGCATACAGATCGGGGCGGCAGGTAGCGCAGGTAGTGCAGGAGCCTCCATCGGTGGCAATGGCGGCAACGGCACAGCAACATGGTGGAAGTCTACCGGAGACGTTAACGCCGATTTTGGCGGCGGCGGGTCTTCAGACGCGAATAATACTTTAGGCGGCACTGGTGGTGCTGGAGGTTCTGGCGGCACTGGCACGATCGGCAGGAACGGCGGCGCTGGCAATACTGGCGGTAATGGTGGTGGCGATAGAAACGGCGGTGGAGCTGGCGGCGGCGGTGGCGGCGCTGGTGGCACTACTGCGGCTGGCACTGCGGGATCTGCGGGCGCGAATGCCAGCGGGTCGACGGGCGGCAATGGCGGCACTGGTGGAGCGGGCGGCACAGTAAGTGGCGGCGGTGGCGGCGGTGGCGGTACAGGTGGAACGGACGGCAACGGGGGAACTAACGGCACCGCAGGCAGTGCAGGTACTGTCTGGACCACGGCGGGAGCGGGCGGCGGCGGCGGCGGCGCGGGTGGTGCTGGTGGCGATAGCGTAGCCGGCTCAAACGGCGGCGCAGGTGGTAACTACGGTGCAGGCGGTGGCGCGGGTAGCGGGGCTGGTGGTAAAAGCGGGAATAATGGCGGCGTAGGCGGTGCCGGAACGCAGGGCGTCATCTTCATCACATACACTCCATCAGGCCCCACGGATTTCCCGTTAGCGGCAGATGCCGGCGCGTACACCCACACCGGCCAAGCCAACACAATGAGCCACGTTCTAGCCACTATCGTCACCCAAGAGCATGCACGGGTGCGGGACGATAACGGCTCTACGACGGCGGTGGCCTAATGGCTATTACCTTCGTCGGAGCAGGCACGGCCAGCAGCTTAAACACGTCAGGAGACGTGTCGCCGGTACCGAACGCTAGTACTCTGATCGATGATTTGATGATCTTGGTTCAGCATCGTAATGATGAGCTGGGCACCTTCGACGCTGTTACCGGGTTCACAGAAATTCATCAGGAAGCCCCGACAACCGGGCAAGATCGCAGTACCGGTTTGTGGTATCGCGTTGCAACTGCGGACGCACCCGGTGCGGTAACTTGCGGGCATAGCGACGCCGGGACGGAACAGTACTCGGCGCAAATTATGACGTTTCGTGGTGTCGATACAACGACGCCCCTCGACGTGACCTTTGCTGCTGGCACACACCGTGTAAATCGCGTGAACAAAGCGTCCCCCAACGTCGATGCGTTTCAGGCCATCACGACAGTCACGGACGGCGCATTCGTACTTGCCATCGAAATGGTCACGCATGACGACATCACGAGTAATGCGGACCCGACGAATTATACGAACGCTTATAGGCTGATAGGAACGAGCCCTACTCATCAGCATCGCCAACAACAGGCGTGGTACAGAGAGATTGCGACCGCTGGTGCAGAGACACCGGGCGCTCCGGCTTATACGTCAAGCCTTCTCACGGCGGAAAGCACCCAGTACACCATTGCGCTCCGTCCCGCATCCACGGGCACGGCGTATTCGGTAACAGTCGATTTAGGCACCTACACCCAAGGTGGCCTAGACCCCACCCTGTCGTTTGTGTCTGTCGCTCCATCGATTACCGCTGTGGACGGTGGCGCTGAGACGGTCGATACGCGCACCGCCGTTACTTTGGCGGGCACTAACTTCGAGGCCGTCCAAGGCACTGGTAAGGTAGAAATATCACCGACCAGTACTTATGCCACGCTAACAGAAGTGGAGGTAAATACATGGTCTGACACGTCTCTTAGCATCGATATGCACGAGATAACGACCACCAACCCGCTGGACGATGACTTCACCTTGCCGGGGACGGTTTATGTATGGGTCACTAACGATGCGGGCGGGCGGAATGCGGCCGGGTTTGCTCTCACACTTAAACCGGCGGGCGCGACTTGGTTAGCAGCAGAGGACGCTGACTACGACGGCGTCGCTTTAGACACACCATTTAGGGTCAGGCACCGGTTGTCTGTATCGGCGGTTGATTGGACGACGCCGACCGTTGAGATATGGGGGAGCAAAAATGCCGGTGCCTACTTCCAGGTAACGACGACAAGCACTGGTGGAGTGCAGCTTACAAATTCTGCTAGCCCCTACGTTGTCGATGGCGACGATATAACCGAGGCGCTGTTAAGTGGTTCTGGGTCGCTGATTGCTAATAATAACGGTCAAGTTGAGAGCAGCGCAGAGATATCCGGCGGCGCTACCGTCACCAATGGGAACTTTATAGAGACTGAGCACGTACTGAAGTTCCCGACCGGTGACGCGGTTAATGGCGATGCCTTTAGGTTCCGCCTGCGTGACGGCTCCGGGGTAGAGTTTACCGGTACCTATGTGGACGTGGTCGTAACGGTCAACGCTGGGTTTGCGGCCTACACCCTCACCTGTGACGCCGGGGCTTATACGCACGGTGGTTTAGACCCCACCATCACCGCCCAGCTATCTCAAGCGGTCGATTTAGGTGCGTACACCCAGGCCGGCCTGGACGCGACCATCAGTGTCGGTTACGGAGCCACGCTTGATTTAGGCACCTACACCCACGGCGGCCTGGACCCGACAGTAACGGTTCAGCGAACCCAGGCGCTTGATTTAGGAACTTATACCCACGGTGGCCTGGACCCGACAGTAACGGTTCAGCGAACCCAGGCGGTAGACTTAGGAACTTATACCCACGGTGGCCTGGACCCCGCGTTGGCGCGCGGGCGGCTCGTTACC